AGTACCATCTTCATTCTCAACTTCAACTGGCACGCGCTCCATCAGCGGGATTTCAACCTTATTACCATCAACCTCTTCCTTATGTCTCTGGAAAGCCATAGTTACAATGCCATTAACCTGACGGGATGTGAGATCAAGAGCTTCAGCAATATCATCAGCAGTTACATTTTCATTCTCGTGCTCAAGTACATATTCATAAACCATCTTACTATTTTCTTTAAGCTTCATTTTTATTTTTCTCCTAAATTTTTTTCTTTATTTTATGTATTTATTATATAATAAAATTTTTAATAAGTCAAAGAAATTTTTTTATTTAAAAATTTCTTTTAAAGTACATTCATTAACATTTTTATCTTCTCTTAATCGTAAGAAAAAACCATGTCTCAATGTTTTCTCGTTATTATCTTTCATCATACATTGAATTTCTACGACTTTATTAAGATATTTTTCTGGATTAACGGTCATATCTTCTCTTATATAATCAGTTAATCCGGAAGCAATAGTACCGATTGAATGGATATTACCATTTTCATCATATGCACCTATTTCTATAGCATTTTTCCAACCATAGTAATAATGCTTAGTTACTGGTTCATATCCTTGTCCATAAAAAGTTCCATTTAAAAAATTATCTGTCTTAGGATTATACCAATATGTCCATGTTTCTATCTCTTTACCGGTATATTCTTTAACAGGATCCTTGAATCCTATAATAATAGCATCTATATTATCTACTTGTTTAGCTTTAAGCATTGTCTGCGGACGCTTACCAGGTTCGTATAATGCAGTTTTTTTCTTGACTACCATGCCCTCTTCACCCGCGGCGAGTGCTGCTCCGATGCTAGTGTAAATGTTCTCTTCAACGGCGGCCGCGAGTTCTAGTTCTGGTCTAAAAAGATTATATTGATTAAAAAGGTTTTTTGTTACTTGATAGCGAACAAAATTTTCAACTTTAAGTAAAGAGTATCTGTTATAAACCAAGCAATCATATACATAGTAATGAATAGGTCCATAATTACCATTTTGCCTTTCTATCGCTTTATCAGCTAAACACCCCATAATACTAACAACATCTTTTGAAGTCTTACCAGGATAATATATTTCACCTAATAGAACAGTCCCATTAGGAATTTGGCTTAATACAGAAATAATATGAGGAACATTAGCAGATTTTTCTGTTAAAAGACCAGTAGTTTTACTTACTGTTCGCCCAAAAAGATAATTTTCCCCACCTAATCCTTTGACAAACATGTATAATGCGCCATCCTTTTTTAACTGGGCAAACCAAGTTCCATCATCACATGCTTTAAGTTGTGAATCTGTGCCTTTGTGGATTAATTGTGGTTCAACCATTAATCCACCAGCTCCTGGATAAAGTTTTTCAACTTCTTTTATATCAAACATTTTCTACTCCAGTATCAAAATACAATTCTTTTAAAATATCTTTCCAATAAATATATTTTTCTTCACCTTTTGAATTTCTCATAGTATATCTTATGACTAGTCCATCTTTATCTTTTAAATCTAATTCTTTAATTCTAGTCCAAGTTTCTTTAACATTAGGGCATTTTTCACCACTACAATCAGGAAGATTATAATAACAACAATTTTCACATTCCATTATTTTTTCCTTTAGTTGCATTGTTTATTGTTACACGATGAATATCTTTTATTTTTTTTAATTCACCACTTTTAATAAATTGATTAAGATTTAAAGGAATATAACCATAAACATTTTGAGCAAGATTTAAATGAAAATCTCTTTTTATATCATTATGGTCATGTCCATGAATATTAAATGCAATAGTTTGAGCAGTATCCCAAGTCTGAATAATAAGAGGCTCATGAGAAAGAACAAGTTTTTGGCTTATCCAAAGCGGACCAGTATATACTTCATCAAACCACCATTTAATTTGTCCAGAGTCATGATTACCCATAATTAAAACTTTATAACATGGTAAAGAATGTAACCAATCAGGATTTCCTACATCGCCAAGATGAATAAGAGTATCATTTTTAGTCAATATCTTTTTTAAGATATTATATTGCTCTCTTTCATTAATATAATATCCCATAAAAATTCTATCTTTATCATTAAAATGTGTATCTGAAATTAAATATATACTACCTTTTTCTGACCAGTGCTGGAAACACGGATATAAAGATTTAATCATACTTTTACCCAAATATCAATAGTATTAAAATGTGTATCTGACCCAAAATTTACTTCAATATCTTCAATACCAAGATATGCTTCATTATTATATTTATCATTAGAATTATCATCATTAGTAGGAACATTAATACCAATATCATTTTCTTTACAAAAATAATACATTTCAAGAATTTCTTTTGGGGTAGTAGTATAAAAAGCTCGAATCACAGCTTCATTAGTTACATCCATAAGCCTTACTAATACCTTGGTGTGAGTCATATTTTATTTTTCCTCTTTTCTTTTCTTAAATATATTATATCATAAATTTTTAAAAAAATAAAGTGAAGTTCTTAAATTAGAACTTCACTAGATTTTTTAATTTTTCATCTTTGATAACTACGCGGCCGGTGCTATCACGGGGAGTTTGAGCAACTTCCGATACATTAATTGCTTTGGTATGTTGAGTTCCAATAATTAATAAATTATCATTATCATCACATATCATACTATTAATAAGAATATCATTATCAGAAAGTTTTAAAAGTCTTAATCCGAGTCGATTAAAAGTTCCATTAGTAATTTCTGATATTCTTACTTTAACTAATTTTCCATCTTTTGTTCCAGCAATAATAAATTTTTCTTTATTTGTATTAGAAATAGGTAAGCCAGTAATTATTTCATCATCATCTTTAAGTTTAATTCCAGCTCTTCCCATGGTTACTCTACCTATTGGATTAATATCTGTAGATTTGCCACGAACAACCATACCATTTTTACTAATTAAAATAATATCTTCGTCTTTTAAAAATGTAACATTTGCTACGCTATCATTTTCTTTAAGTTTAATAGCTTGAGTACCGGTATTCTTTTTAAGATTAATATACTCTTCAAGATTACTCTTTTTAATTAATCCTTTCTTAGTAAAAAATACAACATATTCTGCATTAGTAGTATGTTTTAAATTGATCGCAGCTTGAATTTTTTCGTCTTTTTCAAAAGTAAAGATAGAATTAAGATTAATTCCTTTTGTAGTATTATTTCCTTCGGGAATTTTATCAACTGGTAATTTATACATTTTACCTGTTGAAGTAAAAATCATAACAGTATCTATTGTATTAGTAGCAAATGAAGTAAGTATATTTTCATCCGCAGTTTTAATTCCTTTTCCAGCTTTATGCTGAATTTTAAAACTCATTTTAGGAATACGTTTAATATCCCCGCCTTGTGTAAGCACTATTATAACATCTTCAGGAATAATTTCTTTTTTTTCTTTTACTTCTGGTTCAATCTCAATATCAGTAATTTCAGTTTTTCTTTCATCTCCATATTTTTCAACAAGCTCTTCAAGTCGAGATTTAATATGATCTAACTGAAGTTGTTCATCAAGAAGAATAGCATTAATATTTTTAATTTTTTCACTAAGTTCTTCTGCTTCTTTATTAAGTTCAATAGAATCAAGTTTAGTTAAAGAACTTAATCTCATAGCAAGAATAGCTTTAGCTTGATTTTCAGTAAAATCATATTTATTAATTAAAGCTACTTTTGCAGTAGTGCTATTTTCACTACTCTTAATAAGTTTAATAATATTATCAATATCTTCAAGAGCTTTTAAAAGACCTTTTACAATTTCAAGTCTATCTGTTGCTTTAATAAGATTAAATGTTAATTCTTTAATAAGACATTCTTTATTGTGTTCAACATAGATTCTGCAACAATCCTTGAGTGATAATTCAGTCGGTGTCTTGTTAACTAAAGCTACCATGTTGAAGGCAAATGAGGATTGGAAAGAAGTTTTACGATAAATTTTTTCTGCCACAGTTGCAGGTTCCATTCCTCGGGTAACTTCTACAACAATTCTAATTCCTTTTTTGTTAGATTCGTCATGGGCATCTATAATTCCTTCAATTTCTTTTTTCTCACAAACTTCACCAAGTTCAGTAAGAAGTCCTTCGATTGTTTCTCCATAAGGGACTTCATAAAAAATAATTTTATTATTTTCTACTTTATATCTTGCTCTAATTTTTACTGTTCCATGGCCCATTTCATAAATTTTAGGAATATCTTTTTTATTAATAATTATTCCGCCGGTGGGGAAGTCAGGGCCTGGAAGTTGAGGAATACCACCATCCATATAACTATAAATCGCGGATGCAACGTCACGTAAATTATGAGGTGCCCAATTACAGGCCATCGCCACCCCAATGCCAGAATTAGGATTGCATAAAAGGTTAGGGAAGCTAGATGGCAAACACACAGGCTCTTCAAGAGATTCATCATAATTGGGTATAAAATCTACATTATTTTCTTTAACATGATTTAAAAGTCCGTCCTCTGAAATTTTAGCCAGTCTTGCTTCGGTATAACGCGCGGCCGCGGGTCCATCTCCTGCAATATTACCGTTACTTCCGTGCCAGTCAATAAGAGGATACCGCATAACCCATGGCTGACTCAACCGTACCATAGCTCCATATACAGAAGAATCACCATGAGGATGCCATTTCGATAATGTATCACCTACAATACGAGCTGCTTTAACGTGAGGTTTATTATAAAAGAATTTATTTGTATAAGCATCCCAAAGAATACGTTTTGCAACGGGTTTAAGGCCATCTCTTGCATCAGGTATTGCGCGGTCAGAATTTACTGCAACTGCATATTCTATGAAATTTGTACTTAATTCATTTATAAGGTCATTAGTTTTCATTAATATTTTCCTTTATTTGATATTTTCTTTCATTATACATTTCAAATGCTTTAGCTACCATAGATTCTGGCCATTTTTTACCGTTACTAAAGTCATTCCATGAATACCAATCCATAAAAAAATCTTGTGTTAATGGCTTTGGATAATTTTTTATAAAATTAATCATTTCTTCTTTAGTTACATTTTTCCATTCATTAGATTGCATATGTGGCCTCCTTAGAATGTGCTTTAATAAAGAGTTTTCTTGGTTCTATTTTCGTACCCATAAGGTCATCAAAAAGTTGATCCGCGGCCGGTATATCACTAACCGTTACTTTCTTTAAAATACGATTGTCTGGATCGGTAAGAGTTTCTTCTGTTTCTTCGACAGACATTTCACCTAAACCTTTCATTCGATTGACAGTATATTTTTTATCCTTATTATTCTCTCTATATAACATAAGTTCTTCATCATTTTTAAGATATTTATATCCTTTAGAAGTAGTTATTTTATAAAGAGGAGGTACTCCTGCATATACAAATCCATCAATAATTAACTCAGGACAGAAATTCCATATAAAAGTATAAAAAAGGTTTTTAATGTGCGCGCCATCAACATCTGCATCAGACATAATAATAATTTTACCATATCTAATATCATCACGGTCATATGTAACCTTCATTGATTTTGTATCAATTCTTAATCCAAACGCATCAATCATATTCATAATTTCAGCATTTTTCTGGATTTTATCTAATGTAGCTTTTTGAGTATTAAGAATTTTACCTCTTACTGGCATAACTGCTTGAAATTCATTATCTCGTGCAGTTTTAAGATTAGCAGAAGCAGAATCACCTTCTGTAATATAAATTTCACAATTTAAG